GCCGCTTTCGAGGAAGAGGATGAGGACGAGATCCTTCCCGGTGATTGCAGCTTTCCCATCGTGTGGAGCGTCGGCCCTCACCCCTGCGACGGCGAAGGCGGGGAGCCCATCGAAGACCCCATGGTGCTGCGCGTTCATTCGTCCGAAGAACTCACAGACCCCAACACCAAGTACGACATCTCCTTGCAGGATGCCGTGTCTTCCCTGATCGAGATGCTAGTTGCTGACGAGGACATGACGCTGGTTGCCACACAGGTGCGCGGCGCCCTTCAGGATCTCGTTGATCAGATCACGATAGCTCTTGAGACGCTTAACGCCGAGTAACAGTTAGAGGGGGCTTAGGCCCCCTCTTTCAACTGCTCATATGTTGTCCCTAAAGCCTCCATAGCGATGGTTCTGGCTAATGGGTTAGCCCCCCAATCGCCAAGGCTCAGGATCTCCCGCAGTGCCGCCTCAAGCTTCTGGATACGGTCGGCGGCATCAAAACATACCTGCATTGGCACTGCATCATTTGGGTCATATGAGGCGCGCAACTCTTTCACAAGATCGTCAGTCATCTTTCTTCTCCATTTTCTTTGCTACAATGGACCTTAACTTTTCAACATACCAATCCCAACGGAAAGATGCGCGATCCTTAAGTGCCTCTATTTTTTCAACAATAAACAGCTCATGCCCATCAAGAAGACGCTTGTTCATCGCCATGTTGGCAATGACTTCCCAGCCAACTTGATCTTCTCGCGCCTGCTTTGCCGCAATACGCAGCCCATCTGTTATGCCCTTTATAGCAAATTCGATTGCTTCTGGATCTTGTTCAATCGCATGAGACACTTGAAGGTATAGTTGAAGTTTTTCCTGTTCAGTCATCTTTCTTCTCCATCAGTTGCTTCAATTTCAATTTGTTCTCATCATCCAGATAGTAGCCAATGCCGCGCAATGTTTTGATCTCAATGCCATATGGCTTGAGGCGCTGGCGCAGCTTCCAGACAGCCACCTTAGTGCGAAGGGTCTGGTGCATTTCACCTTCATAACGATTGTATTTGCCATGATCCTCAGACACATGATCTAGCTGAGAATATGTTGTGATGTACCGCTTGTTGATCATATTCAGCAAAGCAAGCTGCTGTTTTGACAAAATGGCGGCCAGCTTCCCATTTATTTCAACAGCGTCTTCACGAAGCTGGCGTACTTCTTCTTCCAGCTCTGCGATGCGGTCGAGGAGCTGCTGGACAAGGTCGGTCATTTTTGTTCCAGTGGGTCAATGGTCAGTTCGTTAAAGTTTGCTCGCAGTTCTTTTGAGCGTCCGGGATGCCTCATTTTGCGCAGGGCTTTCATTTCCTGTTGACGGATTCGTTCACGAGAAACCCCAAACATTCCGCCAACTTCATCCAATGTTTTTTCTTCGCCATAGGTCAACCCGTAACGCAAATCCAATATGCGTTGTTCTTTTGGCGTCAGCGTCATCATGACAGACTTCAATACTTGTTTAGCGTCTTCCAAAATCATTTTGCGCTCAGGCGAGAACGCCAGCGTCCGCAGTGATGAAGTGAGCGAGTCAACTTCATTTGCATTGGCAGTTATCTGCGCCTTGTTTTCTTTCATGATCCCCCGCATCTGCGCGGGAGGGTAAATATCCTGCGGAGTGCAGTTGAGAAACTTCGCTATGCGTAAAGCTTCAGGCCGGTAGTAACCCTCCTCATCCAGCGCCGCAGACTTCATATTGACGATGCGATATATGATGGTGCAATTCATGCCAATTTTTTCAGCAAACTTCGTCACACTGGGGTAGCCCGCTTCCTCCATTTTAGTCAGGAGCCGATTGTTTTTGACCTTAATCTCAATCCGGTAGTCTTTGGGTTCTGCCACATCATCCTCCCCAGCCAATGATGATGTTAACTCCAATCAGCAGCATCAGGGCGCCGATCATTTTCAGTTCCATACCCATATCCATCATTTAACTCCTTTAATGGCGGCATAGCCGTGGCGCGTGATGCGCTCGTGAATTGCCTCATCTTCGATATGCTCAAAAGCAATGGCGATGATGTAGCCCATATGCTTTTGAAAGTTGTCGATGTAGTTCGCCGCCTCAAGCCCGTCAGGGTTAATGAGGAATTCCCGCTTGGTGCGGTACATAGGGTCAATCATGGTCTCAAAGCGGCGAAGCTTGTTTTGGATCGTGTTCATGTCAATCTCCGTGTTAATGTTGTCTACCCCCTCACTATGCGCGAGAAAAGTTGCCAGAACATTAATAGGGAGCGACATGCGCTGTATCCTTTTATTACACCTCTTGGGTGTTCATTTGCTCGACCAAGTCGCGCATACCGGCGTTCACAATGGCCTCAGCGCCGCCCGGGGGGACTGCAAATTCGCCTGAAAACGCAAGGTAGTTGATGCCGTCAACGTAGTTGTCGAGCTTGCCGGGGGATGTTCTGATACGCGACATCTTCAAAGCCGTCATGAAGATATTGGCGTGGTAAATGCTCAATGGGCTGCCAGTGATCAATTCAAAGATCTGACAGGCCCGGCTCATTGTTTCCGCCATGCTGCCATACTGCTGGTCCCTGTCCCGCAGAATGAGAACGGCGTCGGTGAGGATTTTGGTGTGGTCCATTTCAATCTCCATATTTGTTGCTGTTATTGTTCCGATAGCTCAGTTCTTTGACCTTTCCGACATATCGGTAGTTCACGGAAGTGAGCCCCTGCGACTCATAATAGGGGTTATTTTCTGCGTCTGTTTTTTTATAGAACTCCTCAACAATGGTAAACTCGCGCTTCTCCAGCGCATCGCAGAAATCTGCCAGCCCCTTGGCGGGGTACTCGCAAATGATCTGGTGGATGGGATTATTACGCGAAGGCATGTTCATAGTGATGAGAAATTTCATTTACCCGTTATCTCCATTTCAATCACGCTGATCATGCGCTTCGCTTCCTCAGCGCCACGGCAGACAATGGCCCTGTCCCCGATTTTGGTCAAGTAGTCGTGCCAATCTTTTTGGAGTTTATCAACCACCCCGCCCTTTGCGCGCTTCATCTCAATCCAGAGCTTCCACGCAGGGACGTATAGGTCAGGGACGCCAGCACTGACCCCCTCCACTTTCAACTTGGCCGCCGTAGTGATGCTGCGGGCCCCGCCGTTGGGGATCGCAAAGATGCGGACCCCGTCAAAAGTTTGGCGGAACCATTTGACCAGCTCGCGCTGCTCTTCATGCTCGGTGGGGATGCGGTCCTCGCCCATCCGATCTGTCACCAATCTCTTTTTCAAAACGGCGGCTCCATGGTCCATTCATCGCATTGATTAGCCACCAGAGTGAACTCCTTGGGCGGCTCCATGTCAAATACTCCGCAGCGCCCATCCCCGCTATAATTCATGCAGTTGTAGCAGAACCGGGGCGGCCCCTTAGCAAAAAGCTCCCTCATCATTTTTTCGTGCGCGATCAGCTCTTCAGGTTTTTCATGTCTCATGCCCAGCTCCTTTTCATAACTCGGAAGAACTTTCCGTCTTTTTTGTATTCAATAGTTTTGGGGGGCCTCGAATGCCTATCAAACCCATCAACTATTATCTCTATTGATTCATCTGCAAGCATGTCAAATATGAGCCCAGATTTTTCACTAAGTTCGAAAACCATTCTTCTTGCTTTTTCCCCTGCATACCCTTCATGGGTAATTGGGAAATACTCCACAATGGCCGGATCAGACAGGCCACCGTAGTACGACACCGCCAGCATTTCCTTGCCGCTGGTGCGGCTCAGGTGCTTGCGCCAGCGCCAATCCGTGACTTGCATTTTGCTCCCATCCAACCCCATGATGTCGTCATAGTGGAGTTCCATTTTCTTTTGCGCGATGGGGAATTGATACCCGCAGGATGGACACTCCTTGGCGCTCGGGTGAACCAATTCATGGCACTCGGGGCAAGCCTTCACCGGCGCCTCGCCGGGCTCGTCTGACTTCTTCCCAGTCTTGGGCGGCTGGACCGCCGTGATGGGGCCGTGCATGGCCACCACGCCCGCGAAGTCCAGCACCATGCAGTGGTCGG